GGTATGGGTATGGGTTGAACAAGCAGGTTGTTTTGGCTGCTTACTGTATCGGCGCGGAATGCGCAGCATATGACTCATTGATGCAATCTGGATCTACTCCATCAATAGATGGCATATGTGCCTACATGGACGAGATTGCCAAGGTCATCGAATACTGGATGCGTCCCAGCCCCGGACAAAGATGGATGAAACAGCAAGAGGGTGTTGTGCGGGCGATGGTGATGAGCGACGAATACTTCGGGAAGGTGCTTTCATATAATGAACGCGGTCCTTTTATCGAAGCTATCATTCGGCGATACCCAGAGGGCTCAACGATAACACGGCAAAATGTTATAGACGAACTGTTCTACGAAAAGATTCTCAGGCAGGCAAATGCCGGTATGCTGGAAGGCTTCAATTTGAGCACGTTCATCCAGGAGTACAAAGGCATGAAAGGATCACCCAAAAAGTATTCGGATTATTATGCCGAGATGACGGAGTTGGCTAATAGGTATGGCATCCCTGTTAAGATCGGTGCGCCTGGGTGGTGGGATTTATTGCTGAAGAAGGCTTGGGATGCCGCAGCAAAGGACATGAAAGATGGCATCGCGGCAGTTTACAATCTTGCCGTTGCTCGCGCCAGCTTCCAGGCGGGTAGGGTGGCCGCGCTGTTAAGAGAGACACAGCTAGAGAGCGACAAGGCCATAATGACAGCAGCTATATTCAATGTGATGTTGTCTGGTGAGTATGTTTTAGGCGAGCGGGAAACCGACGACCAGATACGCCTTGAGTTCAATAATATTCGCGCAAAGAATGCCGCAGCAGCGGAAATAGAGCGAGTCCGAAGCAACCAGAGGCGCAATAACGAGATGCGGCAGCCGCCGCGCCAGCAGCCAACCCAGCTTGAAAATGTAGCTTGGAAGTCAGGTGTAGCTGTAACCTTTGCTCCTGGGTTTATCTTGCCGCAACGGCAGGAATCGAAGCCGCGAGCGAAGAAGGGCAAGCCTGATCCGACTCCAAGCGAGCCCATCGAACTGCAAGTCGATCCGTTGACGAGCCCCAGAAAATTCAACTTTGAGGAATAGGAAATGAAAATTGGAAGCCTGAACCGGCATCAGATTATGGGATTTTTGGGGCGTGACGCCGAGGCGCGTTTCACCCCTAACGGTGTAGCCGTCGCTACCTTTAGCGTGGCGACCACGCAAAGCTGGAAGGACAGGGATAGTGGCGAGTGGAAAGACAAGTCCACTTGGCATAATGTCGTCTTGTGGCGCAAGGAAAACCTTCACGAAAAGCTCGTGAAGGGGGCGCTTGTCTACGTCGAGGGGCGCTCGGAAACACGCAAATACACGGACAAGAACGGACAAGAACGCTACGTCACAGAGCTTATTGCCGACGATGTTGCCGTGATTCCGTATTCTAAATCAGAGTGGGGGCAGGGCGGCGGAGACCGCTCGATGGCGTCAGAACCGCGTAGGAATCAGCAGCAAGGAATGAGGAAAGGGCAGCCGGTGGGCAGTGACAACGGATTCCCGGATTTCGACGGGCCGCTGGATTTTAACGATGACGACATGGACGTTCCGTTTTGAGTCATCAAGCGCGAATGCAAATATAAGCATCGAAAATGACAACGATAAGGATAATTGATATGACAAACCTTGAGATTTTTCTGGTCTGTATTGTACTAGTACTATTGGTGGGTCTTGCCTTGTTTGGCGCGATCCTGATGATGACAAAATGGGTGTCGGGTCGAATTGGGGCAATCCACGCAATCCTGGACTCTCATTCTGCCAGCATCCGAGAAACAGGAAAGAAGTTCGGAGACGCCGTGGAAGCAATCGAGAGGTCGTCGAGCGGCTTGCAGGGGGCCGTCTCGGAAATGAGCAAACAGGTGGCTGGGTTGATAAATTCGGTTGCGGAGGCGCGTAGTTTCCATGAGCGCGTATTGTCCGGCATGACTGAAGAGTTTGCGGCGGCGTACTCTAAGCAGTACGAACGGGGCACCAGGGAGATCAAAGAGGCGATGGATCAGGTGGCGGCAAATGGAAAAGCGCTGGAGGCCGCCGTCTTGGAATTGCCAAAGTATGAGCAGGGCATGGTCAGGATCGTGGACAAGCTTGTCTTGCAAGTCCAGGAATTGACCTATGCCGTGGAATCGTTCCGGCGCATGATGTTCCCTGGGGATAGTTCTCCCCGCGAAAGGCAGCGCGACCGGGATGCTCTCATTCCATACCAACCAGACGAAGCGTTCATCAAGGCTGAAAAAGACGAGCTTATCCGTTCCGGCCTTCTACCGTCTGAAGCTGAAGCTCAAGTGCGCGATGCGGCTGCAAATGCTTCGCGATTCATTGAGGAAGCGCTGGGGGAGCAAAACGACGTTTTCGGAAAGATGGAGCTAAGATAATGCGCGAAATCATCATCCGGGCTCTGTTGGACTGCAAAAACAAGGGCGTTGGCGACATTTCGCAGATCGCCGACCGCGTGGTGGATTTTCTTGAGATCGCCGGTCAACTCCAGGGGACTGGCGGCTTGGTGCAGGCGCAAGGAGCCATTTCTCCATCAATTCAAGCGCCTGCACCAAAAGTCGAATTCGGTACGCTCGTGGGCGGCCTTGGTGGTGGCCTTGTCGCTGCTTCGCCGGATGATATCGTGATGGCGCAGAGAAGCGCAATCGATACGGCGGTAGATCGCAGCCGGGCGATTCCAGCGCCCGCCATGAACTTCGATGCGCCGATGCCCAAGCCGGGGCAGGAGCGCGAGTATTGGGGCGACGTTTCGGATCTTGCGGGCTATTTGTCGCCGATGTTGCCGCCGTCGATAGTCATTCGGGCGACCGGCATGAGCGAAGACTTGACGCTGATACGCCAAGTTCAGATGCTTCCAGGCTCCCAAGAGGTACTTGGCGGTGGAAGCGTCAAGATCAGCTACCTGCCGCCGGGCATGACGATTGGCCCATCAATGTCGTTCAACACTTACCAGAAACCGCCAACATCCGCTGAAATCCAGGCGGAATTGAACGGCTTGAAGCAGTTGGCCGCGCAGACCTATGGGCGCAAAACGGTCAACGTGCAGGCTCCGCCGATCTCCAGCTATTCGCAAAGCACAGCAATGGAAGGTGGAGACGTATAGCTGATTTTGCACGAATACAGTATGCTGAGTGGAGACTGGACTTCGCTCGGCCTTGAGCCCGGCTTGTCCGGGCTCAATTGCGTCTGGATGCAGAAAAGAAAGGGGCCGCATGGCGACCTATATTGAATCCACAATTTCACGCCTCTTGACGCTTGCAAGTTCTGCAACCGTGTATAACCTTCACACGTTGCTGCAAGCGATCAATCCTAACTATCCAAAGATGGTGAAAAGTCTGCGTATCATGATGCAGGCAAATGGTTCCGATGGCACGGTCTATATTGGCGATGCCACTATGACCGGAGGTAGCGACACTGGCTATGCTGTTACCCGTAACGCTACAGATAACTTCCTTAACGAGTTTTCTCTTGATGGAAGTTTTATGAACATTGATCTTTCGGCTTTTAACCTACGTCCGGCGGCAAATAACTTGACGATTCAGGTTTTCGCAAAGGTGGAGTAATATGAAATTTTTTGCGCTGTTTCTTGCGGCGGGGTGCCTGTTTTCGCAAACCCCGACTTCTACTATCCGCGTCGTAGGCCCTGCAAGCAACGGCGCGACTCCAGGCGGCAATCCTGTTCAGGTTGCCGGTTGGGATGGGACTTTGGTGCGCTCCATTCGCACCGATTCATCCGGCAATCTGCTCGTCACGCTTTCTTCTGGATCGCTCGCAAGCAACATCCAGGGAACGCAGGCGGAAGGCGCAGCGGCGACGGCAAATCCCGTTCGCGTTGGTGGCTGGGATGGCACCAATTTGCTGACGCTCAGGACAAATTCATCCGGTGTCGTCGTGAATTCCGTGACGAATACCGGCGCGGATGGGGTGGCAAATACGGCGCTTGCGCGTCTGGTAACTGCTTCCGGCGACGGCGTTTTGGGCGTGGCTCCCATCGTTTTTAATGGTGCGACCTGGGATCGCCTTCGAGGAACGCCTACCGGGCTCTTTGTCCAAGGCAACGTCACGGCAGGCACTTTGACGACGGCAAATCCGTTGCTGGCCGGTGGCGTGGATGTTGGGGGCGCGGCGAGGGCGCTTTTGACTAGCACCGCCGGGCGCTTGTCGGTCGAGGTCAATTCGGGAACAATTGCTGTGACGCAGGCCGTTGCGGCGGATCTGAATGCTACGGTCGTCGGAACCGTCACGGCAAACGCTGGAACGGGTAACTTCACGGTGGTTCAGGGGACTGCCGCCAATTTGAATGCGCAGGTGGTGGGCACGGCGGCCAACGGCGCGGCTGCATCCGGTAATCCGGTTTTGGTGGCTGGCTCGGATGGAACGAATGCGCGTTCGCTTTTGACAAGCTCTGCCGGGCGCTTGTCGGTCGAAGTCAACTCTGGGAACGTGACGGCCACGGTGTCCGGCAATGTAACCGTGATTCAGCCTACCGCCGGAAACCTCAATGCCACGGTCGTAGGTACTGTCACGGCGAACGCTGGGACGGGTAACTTCACAGTGGTTCAGGGGACCGCTTCTAACTTGTTGTCTCAAGTGAGTCAACCCACCGCTTCCAACTTGAATGCTCAGGTCCAAGGCGCTGGGGCCTCCGGGGCGGCTGTGACCGGAAACCCGGTGCTGACGGCTGGCTCCGATGGCACCAACGCCAGAACTGTTTTGACTGACACTTCTGGCCGGATAATTTCGGTCGGCGCGGCGGCCTCCGGGGCGGCGGTGGCCGGGAATCCAGTGTTGACCGGCGCATCGGACGGCACCAACGCTCGCTCTTTGCGGGCAACGACCGATGGCGTCTTGGCGACTACGAACGGCATCGCAAGCGCGGATGGCGTGGCGAATGTTGTCGGCTACGCGGCGCATCTTACCGGATACGCTCCCCAGACGACGTTGCCCATGCTGTTCAATGGGACCACGCTTGACCGGCTCAGGGGCTCGACGACCGGCCTCTTTGCGCAAGGCCCGGCGGCGGCTGGCTCAGCCGTGGCTGGCAATCCCCTTTTGATGGGCGGTTCGGACGGCACAAATGTTCGCGCTCTGGCGGTGAGTACCGCCGGGCGCTTATCCGTGGATGTGAACGGTGGCACCCTTACGGTTGTCGGCTCCGGGAACTTCACGGTCGTTCAGCCAACAGCCGCAAACCTGAATGCGACCGTTCAGGGTACGGTGACAGCCAACGCCGGGACTGGCAACTTCACGGTCGTTCAAAGCACCGCTTCCGGCCTCAATGCTCAGGTGTTCGGCGGCGCGGCCAATGGCGCGGCGGTTTCCGGCAACCCGGTGCTTGTCGCTGGCTCCGATGGCACCAACGCAAGAAGCTTGGCGACGGATGCCAGTGGCAGGCCGGTCGTCGTCGGGGCGGCGGCCTCGGGCGCGGCGGTGGCCGGGAATCCGGTACTCATGGGCGGCTCTGATGGCGTCAATGCCCGTTCACTGCTCACCAGTTCGGCTGGCCGGTTGTCGGTCGAAGTCAATTCCGGCACAATCACAGCCAACGCGGGGTCAGGCACTTTCACGGTTGGACAGGCTACGGCCTCTAACTTGAACGCTCAGGTGTTCGGTGGGGCGGCGTCTGGCGCGGCAGTGGTGGGGAATCCGGTGCTGATCGGCGGTACAGATGGCACCAACGCACGAAGCATTTTGACAACGGCGGCTGGGCGTTTGTCGGTCGATATCAATTCAGGGTCGGTCACTGCCACGGTTTCGGGGAACGTGACGGTAGTCCAGCCGACAGGAAGCAACTTGAACGCAGTCGTGACGGGCACGGTAACCGCCAACGCCGGAACGGGCAATTTCTCCAGTAACTTGACTCAAGTTGCCGGGAACCCCGTTGTGACGGGCGGCATTTCTGGGGCGCTTGGCGTGGGTGGCTTGGCGGCCAACGCGGCGGCAATTTCTGGGAATCCGGTTCTTATGGGGGGCTCTGATGGCACCAATGCTCGCAACCTGCTCACCGATACGGCTGGCAGGCCAAATGTTGTCGGCGCGGCGGCCTCCGGCGCGGCGGTGGCAGGAAATCCAGTATTTGTTGCCGGGCGAGACTCTTCCGGTAACGTGCGGGCTCCGTTGTTCACGACCGGTGGAGCGCTCGCTACGGTGATCGCCGCAACTCCGGCGGATGCAGCATCAAACTCAGCCGCGAATCCTTACACTGACACGGCAACGAATGTGCCCCTTCAGGTGTTTCCATCGGTCTTTAACGGCACAACCTGGGATCGCTTGCGCGGTACGACCAACGGTGTTTTTGCACAGGGCGCGGCGGCGGCTGGATCAGCCGTGGCCGGAAACCCAGTCATGATGGGCTTGAGCGATGGCACTAACGCTCGCCGGGTGTTCGGTAACTCTGGAGGCGTACTCGCGACTCTGCAAAATGATGGGGGCCTGTCGGATGGCATGGCATTTAACCGTGCGGCTAGGCTGGTGGACAGCAACGGAAATGGCTCTATCGTTGGCGTGGCTCCCACGTTGTTTAATGGCTCAACTTGGGACTTGCAGCCTGGATCTGCTGCTTCTGGTATGAGAGTTGGCGGCAGGGGCTCCGACTCGGTAGGCGTGAATGCGCCGATGCCGGTATGCGACCAAGTGGCAGTCTTTTCCGTTGGTGCGTCGTCTACTTCGGCAATTGTAGCGGCCTCCGGCTCAAGGCGTGTGCGGGTATGTCAAGTGACTTTTGGTGCATCCGCTGCCGGGACGTTCCGGTTTATATCCGGCACTGGAACAAATTGCAATACCGGTACAACGAACATTACTGGACAGATACCAATTGCAATAAATACTATCTACCAAGGTGGTTCAGGAGTTGGTATGATAATGCAATCTGTCGGCGGAGATGCTTTGTGTATACAAACAGCTTCGTCGGCGGCTGGCGAAGGTTATCTGACTTTCGCCCAGTACTAGTTGAGTAAGGAGAAAGTTTATGTATTGCATTGATTGGAAAATAACGATGCGCTCGGCGCTGTCGTTCATTCTGCCAATTGTCATGGTTGTGGTTGTGGTTGCGCTGATCATCTGCGACAACCATAACTTGCAGGCTCAGACGACCAACCCTAATGCCACCGTTACCACTCCGGCTGGACCGGCGGCTCCGGTGGCGTTGACCATTGAGGATCAGGCGCGGGTGCGTGCGCTCCAGGCGGAAGCGTTGAGCGCCGAGAGCGCGGCTAAGCAGTTGTTCAATAATTGGTTGCTTACCGAAGATGGCCGCAAGTTCAGTGAGATCAATCAACGTGCCGTTCAATTCAACGGCGCTTTGGAAATGACCATCAAGAATTTGCAGACGAAGTACGGAGCGAATGGCTATGAACTTCGTTCGAGCCCAGACGGCAGTTCTTTGGTCTGGGTGAAGCAGTAGTCTCAAGTTGAGATAAGGAGCGTCGTATGACACCAACAGCCGGAACCGCATACATGCGGCCAATGGCCTTGCAGGATCTTGCATTGACTACCAATCCCAATGGGGAAACATTTGTTGATGAAGTTTGGGGCGCTGGTCCTCAAACACTGGACAAAATACCGGCGCTTCTTCTGACCAGCCTGATCCAATCGGCCAACGATGGCACGGCTGAGGCGTCTGGAGTTCAGCCGTCTCAGCTTTACTACAATACGACCTTCAAGGCTCCGGCGGCTTTGGCGGCTCCGCGCCAAGAAATACCAACCGGCTTCGTCAATGGCGCGAATGTAATTTTCTCGCTGCTATTAAATCCGATCCGATTGCTTCTCTATCGGAACGGCATGATTTTGCGTGCCGGTGTGGATTACAGTGTGGCGGCTAACGTCATTACCCTGCGTGGGTTTAGCGGGCTTTGCAACACGAACGGGACCGCTGTAACTTTGGTGAGTGGAAGCAACTTCCGTTACTCTATGCAGGGCCTCAACATCGTGATCAATAGCGTTACGTACACTATTGTTAACGTTCTGGGTGGAAATACATTGATTTTGAACGCGGCGGCTCCTGTGGCGACCAATGTGAACTGGTCAACCACTGGTGCGCCAATCCTAGGAGACGAACTGAATGCTTACTACTGGCGTTAGGATCGGCTTGTTGCTTGTGGCTGCTTTCATGTTCGCTCAGCAGCCGACGCCGCTGCAATATACGGCGATTAATGGCATCACAAGCAATGCAGCCATCGACAACCGAAGCGAGACAACGCGGAGGAACGACTATCACGGATTTTGCGTAACTGGATTTTCTCCTACATACTCCGTTCAGATTCAGTATTCGGATAGTTCCAATACTGGGCCTTGGACCAATTTTTCGGATCTTGCCAGCCTTGTGCAGAACGGCGCGGCGACTTGTTACGGGTATGGGATTGGTTATCATCCTTGGATTCGGTTCAACATAACCGGCTCGGCGTCAATAGCCTATACCGGAACTCGTGGTTTCAATTATCCGTATGGTGCTGGGACGCTTACAACGATTGCGGCGCAAAACGTCACCTATACTTCTTCGGCTTCGGGAGCAATCGCAACAAATGTTAGAGCAAAACTCGATCAAATTTTTAGTCCTCGTGATTTTGGCGCTGTTTGTGATGGGGTTACAAACGACACCGCCGCAATCCAAGCGGCGATCAATGCGCTTCCGGCCTACGGAGTCTTGGACGGTTATGGGTGCTATTCGGCGGTTACTTCGGTCAATCTCAAGTCAAAAATGACTATTCGTAATTACCGGCTGACAGTTCTTTCGGCGGGTGATACTGCGTTTTTGACGGCTCTATTGATAAACGGCCTACAAACTTCTTCTGGGGCTCGGCCTCAGGGCACGATAGGAGGATTAGAGCAAATTCGCGTTGAAAATGTCCATATCAATGGAAACCGGGCGCTGACAACCAACATCGTTACGCCTTCGCAGGAAGATGGGGGCAACCATTGCATCGCCGCGCTTGGGTGGGTGAGGGATTTGTGGATTGAGAATTCCAGCTTCACTTATTGCGGCGCGGATGGCATCGAACTTGCAGGGTATGAGCAGCCCCGGACTACGCCAAATACGATATGCCCCAGCGATGAAGCGACTTGTCTTCCGATTCAACATGTGACGATAATCAACACGGATACGAGTTATAATCGGCGTCATGGCGTTACGCTGAACGGCGTATTTGATTACAGTTTCATATCTTCGACCGCCACTAATAACGGGCGCACGCTCAACGGCGAGACGGTCAATACCAACGGCAATTTTTGCGCTACTCTGGGTGCCCCGGACTTCCGGTGTTACGCTACTGGTACTTGGTATGAAAACGACGGCCTCAGCCCGTCCGGCGGTGGCTTAAATAGCGTTAACATTATCAGTTCAACGTTCAGGGACAATGAGGCGCGGTCCTTGTATTTCTATAGCATCGGGGCACCAACAAATCCTCTCTTCCGTCCAAGGTGTAATGTTCGCGTCACTGATTCATACTTGGATCGTGGCCGCACGCTAGGATTCGTCAATCCTGCCGCCTTAGCGGTGCAGTTGCTTTATAACACTGTGCATGACGGCACAGGCACCATTTATTGCAATTTTGAATTTACAAATAATTACATTGAGGGGCGCTTTGCCGTGCGCGGCGTCGATGGGTTTAAAGTCTTCGGTGGCGAGATAAAGACTTTGGGTGCTGAGATAGGATATCGTGAGTTCTCGACTAATGTCGGCTTGACTAACGTTCGAGTAACGCCAACCAGCAATCAAGTTTTTGCTACAGGAGGCAACCGCACGCCAACAAATACTACTCCAGCAATTTACACAGAATCTGTTGATAAATCCTGGAAGCAGCAAACCGTCGATCATTTTGATGTTCCGTTAGGACGCTCGTATGCATATTTCCCAAACGATTTCTTCACTGACCCAACCATATCTACCAACTCGGGACAGATGAGAAGTTACGGATTACAGTGGAGTTCGGTGGCAGGATTCCTAAATGGACCGGCTGCGCTGTTGAGCGGGTACGGCGGTCTGCGGTTTTATGCGCAAAATACGCCATCTATGGAAATCAAATTCCAGCTTGGCATGACGTTGCCAAGGACAATTACCCCATCGCTTCAACTGGGATTAGGAACGACGGTTCATGGCGGCCAAGTGTGCTCGTCCGACCATGAGGGGCTGTTCTTTTTCGATAGGCGCACTGTTTCGTTGAATAGTTCCCTTTGGATTTGCGGAGCTACTTCTGCCGGTGTATATTCCTGGAAGCAGGTGCTAACGTGGCCGTAGACTTCTCTGGCGACTTTATCGAACAGGACGCGAGCAGCAAAAGCTGGAACGAATACCGGTTGATGATCCTGAATGAGCTTCGGCGCGTCTCAAACGGGCTAAAGGATTTGGCTACGGAAGTACGCGAGATGAAGACTGCGCTGGAGCTTCAAAAGAAGGAAAACGAAGCGATTAGCGATATCCAGCATTCCGTCGAGGCCGAAAAGATTCGGGTGACCGCCATAGATGCTCGCGTGCAAATGCTGGAGATCGCTGAAAAGGCCAATGGCAAAACGCGAGAAGCCGTCCATGATCTCAGCAAAAAAGCCTATGCGGCTGTTTTGCTCATCGGCGTATTCGGCCCAAAACTTTTGGACTACCTCTGGAGCCTCATAACGGCAAAGTAAATTGAAGACCACATAGTACTCATGGTATTCTTGCAACATGAACGCGGAAGATGCAGTAATCGCATCGGAGCCGGTTCAGCCAGCCTTGCGGATAGTAACAGTCTCTCCGCCGTCCGCCGACTCTGAACTCTCCCCTCCGGTAACGCAAGAACAACAAACTCGCGCCGTAACAGCGAAAAAAGCGCGAAGGGTTACGCCTCGAAACGTTGCCAAGATTCGACAACAGCAGATTCTTGACAATTTTCATGAACTGTCGGGCATGTTCCTGGACTTTCTTCGCAAGGGAGCGCGAAACGGCGATCCGCGAGCGGGCAAGATGCTCGGGGAAGTATTGGGCTACCTGGAGACTGCTTCCCCCAGCGGCAGCACCATCAACATCACGCAGACCAACAAGGTCGATGCCAGCCAAGACAATCGAACGATAGTCGCAACGGATTCGCGTGGCTTTGAGAACATTGTGCGCCGCCTGGAAAAGCGCACTTCATCGGTACAGCTATCGAACGCTGACGCCGAAATCATCGAAGTCAAAGCGTTGCCATCCGCCGAACCGGCTGAGGACATCGACAAGATTCTCGATGAATTCACCCTATGAGGTTTCTGGAGCCTAAGAGAATTTCAGGGCGCGATGCCGGGATCGCGGAACTGATCGAGTACTTTGACGCCGATGAGCGCGTCGGGCGCTGGGATCTGTTGACCGACAAGGAACTGGAGATCATCGAAGGGGAAGCTACGCGCTGCAAGGAGCATTTTTCCTATGCGGCGCGTAACTATTTCAGCATGGTCAACAAGCGCCGTGAAGAGAAGATATTTGAGTTTTGGGAATCCCAAATGCTCATTCTCGACCGGCTGCAACAACTTCAAGACCGCAGGCGTCCGGGGAAAATACTAGTCGTCAAGGCTCGACAACTTGGAGCCAGCTTGCTTCTGGAAATGCTAGTGGCCTGGAAGAGCATGTTTTTCCAGAACACGAACAGCGCCGTCGTAAGTTACGACCCGGACCATTCAGCCTACTTGTTTTCGCTCATGCAGTATGTGTATGACCGGATGCCCTGGTGGCTTCGCCCGATGTGCTCCAGCCGCGAATTCAAGAACGGTCTGGTATTTGAGAATCCCAGCTACGAAGATCGCCGGAAGAATCCTGGATTGAATAGCCGGATCACGGTGCAGAGCGCCAACAAGCTCACTGGCGTCGGCCAAGGCATCAAGATCAACGTCTTTCACGGATGCCTTGTTCCTTCTACGGCAATCCATCTCGCCGATGGAACGGTCAAGCCGATTTGTGACGTTGAGCCGGGCGATCTGGTTGTGACCTCAGAGGCTCGGGTGGCTTCAGTGAAGCACCGATTCCTCAGCGGCAAGTCGAACGAGGAAACTGCCAAGATTCGACTGTGGGGCAACAATTCATGGCTGGAGACAACGCTGGATCACAAAATCCTGACTCCGGGCGGCTGGGTGGAAGCTCAGCACATCCAGCCAAACGATAAGGTTCGATTCTCTGTTCGGCCAATTGAAGAGAATCAACGCGCTTTGGAAGTTTGGCAGTATGCAATTGGGGGCGATTGGAAAAAGCCAAAGCCGGTTCAGAGTGAATTGGTGCCTGTTGATTACGCATTAGGTCAGTATCTTGGATGGTATCTAGCCGAAGGCAGCTTAAAGAAAACCAAACGCGGCGGCAAGGATTATGGATATCAATCTGTGTATTTCAGCGTTCATCGGAATGAAGTTGATTATATAAAGAGCATCATCCTAGCAATCGACAAAAATGCTAACATCAGAATTGAAAATGCAAAAGGTTCTCTAACTTCAAATGTTATTCATAACTCTCGCAGATTCGCTCGCTTGGTAAGCGAGGTTTGTTCTGTGACCGATACAAAGCACTTCCCAGCGTTTGCCTGGTCGTCTGGTCGAGACTTTTTGGCTGGGCTTGTGGATGGAATGTGGGATGGAGACGGCAACATTGGATCGACCGCTGAGAGAAGGGTGAAGTTCACAACTGTCCGTCACGCGATGGCTTTGGATATGCGGATGGCGATGGCGAGCCTAGGTTATGGTTGGTGCGCCATGAAATCGCGAGAGGCTGGTCGTCGCTACGGGCGGAATTGCAAAAAGGTGTGGATTGTTGAAGCGCTTGGCCGCACTTTCGACAGTTACATGAAAGTTCGCGGGATTCCCACTTGGTTGAAGCGTCAGGCCGGTCAAGATGCAGTTCAGCGTTGGGAATGGGCCGAAAACGGCAAATTCATCGACATCAAAGTCAAAGAGGTGGGCCGGGGCTTCAGCGCTACCTTCTGGGATCTTGAAATAGATGCGGCGGAGCATAGTTTCCAGACAGAGCACTGCGTTGTTAAAAACTCGGAAGTCGGCGATTGGGCGAACGCCGCCGAAGTCATCGACGGCGACTTGGTGAACGCGCTCGTGGAAGATTGGGATACCATCGCGGCGCTCGAATCCACCGCCAAGGGCTCCGGCAACTACTTCCACCGCCTCTGGCTCCGCAACGTGGAGCTTGGCGAATCCGCCGAATGGCATCCGATCTTCATGCCGTGGTTCTTTGAGGCTACGCGCGTTCTTGCGCCGCCGGGCGGATGGCGGCCAAAGCCGGAAGAACTTCAGATGCAGCAGCAGGTGGAGATGGAATGGCTGCGATGCAGCAACCCCACTTGCAAGCAATACCACGAGCGTTTGTTCCGGGATCGAGACCGTTCGGGTAGCGTGTGCCCGACCTGCACCAATGGTTTCCTGGTGGCGTACAAGCTGAGCCCGGACCAAATGTTCTGGCGCGAGGTCAAGCGCCTGAATTCGGATCGCGACGAGGTAAGCGCCAAGCTGCTCAAGCAGGAAATGGCGACGACCGCCACGGATGCGTTCCAGTCAAGCGGCTATACCCTCTTCCCTGAGGTCTGTCAGAGCTTCGTGCAGCAAACAGTGCGCGAGCCCCGGCTGAAGGGCCACTTTGACGGCAAGGATCAATTCCACGCGATTCACCCTGTCACGCTCCAATGCGTCCTCAATGGATGCGGCGCGGATCACTACGCGGACGGCAGGGATGTTTGGATCTGGGAATTGCCCGATCCAAATTCCGAATATGTGATGGGTGCCGACGTTGCGGAAGGTCTGGGCGGCCCGGACTCCGACTTCTCGGTGGCTGTGGTTTTGCGCCTGGGCAAGAACGGCGCACCAGACCGGCAAGTCGCCAAATTCAGAAGTAACACCACAAGCCCGATTGAATTCGCCTACATGATGAAAAGCTTGGGCAAGTGGTATAACACTGCAATGATAGCGGTCGAACTCAACAAGTATGATATTGCGGCGGGTACGCTGCGATTCAACTTGCAGTATCCGAATCTGTACCGCTGGAAGGCTTTGGACGCAACGAACATCCTGACGAATAAGTTCGGCTGGGTGACGAACCAAGTAACGAAGCCAAGGCTCTATCAGACCTTCATTCGCTACCTGAAGGCTAACATGGTCATCATTCGCAGCAAGAATTGCAGCGAAGAAATGAAGACTTTCCAGAAGGAAGATATGCAAAGCCGGGCGGCAGAAGCGGCGCTTGGAGCGTTCGACGACGAATTGATGGCGACCATGATTGCGTTGTATTGCGGCCATGAAGCGGAATATGACGACAATCTGGGATACCAACCTTTTTCAAAAAGGGTTACACTTGATAACGCGCCGTGGATTATGTCCTGTGGCGCATGTGGGGAGAAGTGGGGGCAAGAGGCTCCAAACGAGCGCGTGAACTGTCCGAAGTGCAATTCCATTCGCATCTATGGGCAGAAAAACAGCGACTTCGTAAAGGATGAAATGAAGGAGACTATAACCGACGAGTTATTCGACCCGCCGGAATCGTCGTTTGCCAAGGAATACGAATTACTCTAGGAGAGTTTATGTCGAAGAAACAAAATCAAGTTCAGCTTGTGCTGAATGTTTTCATGGGAGAATCGGACGCCGCCAAGCTGGCCGAAGTCTATAAAGATACTCCCGACCAAGTTCCCGCGCTCGCCGGTTATCTCTTGACGCAGTATGCGCAAGGCGGCCTGATGTTCAAGGCTGAAGAGATGGAAAACCTTCAGCGATTGACCGGCGGCAAGATTGCCAACAGCGCAAGTATCACGCAGTTGGTGGAGAAAGCCCTGGAGCGCCGCGAGGGAGGCTTTACCGTGCAGGCCAACATCGACCCGTCTCTGTTTGAGCCGATCAAGGAAACGGCCAAAATGATGGGCATGGATGTCAACATGCTGATGACTGATGCCTTCAACACGATGCTGCAAAATGGCTGGCTATATTCATTTACGCCGTCCGGCGGCCAGTTGCTTTTAACCAAAGAGCAAAATGAAGCACTGGTCGAACGATTTGGTGGCTTCCCTAGCACGGAGCAATTGTTCAACGCTTTGAAGATCAAAGTGAAGTCGCCTGCCGGGGTTCAGACGTTTGAAGAGGATGCGCCTGTTACGTCGCCGTCTCGGGTGGAAGTGGACGCAGTTCCAGCGGAGGTCTAATCGAGGCCTAATGCCAATCTACGAATACACCTGCCATGACGCCGCGTGCTCGGAGCGCGGCGTCACCAAAGACCACTACCAAAAGCGCTCGGATTCTCCGGCCCCGGCGTGTCCTCAGTGTGCCAATGAGATGCAGAGGGAGCCGGTCAGCCAGTTTCAAGTGTGCTGGGCGCGACCCTTGAGCTTCTACGACAGCAAAGCCGCACAGCAGCGCGGTATGGATAGCCACGTTGCGTATCGTATTCATTCAAGCACTAGTGGAAAACCTGAGCCGGTCGTCATAGACTCGATACAGAAGCAGCGCGACTTCTGCCGAGAGGAAGGTTTGCGGAATCCCAGCGATTTGAACCCGCACGCCGAAATCAATGAAAGCGGAACCAAGCTGCAAACCGCCGGGACGAAAGGCCAATGGGTGTAACCCTGCATCATGATTCCTCGTGGACCAATATATCTTGAAGCGACCCGCGATACTCCTGAAGTGCCGGGCACCTATCTGGAAGAGATGCTGGCGTGGCGGGAAGCCGCACGCCTGGAAGCGGTTAGGACAGCGAAGCTGAATCCTGAAGCCGGGCGCGTTGCAAGTTATATTGATTGGATACAGGGCAATCAGTGGGACTTGCGCCGGGCTCGCTATCGGTCGAAATTATTCGACAATCGGGTAGATTTAGCGCGTACCGATACTATATCCATTCTTACTTCTGGCAAGCCAACGATTGCAGTAACTACAACCGTTCCTGAGTTTACGCAGCAAGCCAATATCTCAGAGATGGTGATTCAGGCGGAATGGCAGCGCAATTCGTCGGATCTCCAGTTGGCAACCGCCATCGACTTGGGCATGTTATGGGGAACATCATTCTGGAAACTCGGTGCGGCGATGCCCGGCATGATGCGGGCAATTCCGTGCGGCCCAGACAATGTTCTACCCATTCAGCCTGGGTGGCATATTCAAGAAAGTAGCGCTGTTCTGTACAGGACGTGGAAACCGGTATCCTGGTATAAGCGCGTCTACCCCTACCGTGCCGCCGGGATCGAGCGCGAGGCGCAGAGTTACGACGTCCGCACGGCAAGCCCTTGGCAACGACCGTCAAACATCGACGAATACACTTGGAACTCGATGAGCCCGCAAATGCGCCGCCTGATGGGAACGCGCGTTTCACCGCAGGAAATTCCCAGCCGTGGCATGTATCAGGCGGTTGAACATCAGGAGTTTTACATCGACGACCAAAGCATCAACCAGAGCAACCGAGATGTTCTGGTCAAAGATCCGTATCTGCCCACCGATCAGCACAACTATTGGTATTGGGTGAAACCGGGCCAGCGCCTTTATCCGCGCAAGCGACTTGTGGTTTTCGGTGGTCGGCGCTTGCTCTATGATGGTCCGAGCCCGTATTGGCACGGCCTGTATCCATTTGCCTGTTTGCGCCTCGATCCGGTGCCATGGAGTTTTTGGGGCAAAAGCTTCTATCGCAATCTGATGCCGCTGAACATGGCGATTAACGAGACGGCGGCGGGCGTAATGGACATGATTAAGCGGGCGCTCAACCCTGTTGCCATTACGAAGGAAGGCGCGGTGCCTCTGACGGCATGGAAAGAATTCTTCACCGACATGCCCGGTGCCAAAATGCGCATGGGGCCGCTGGGTGACCCCAGTCGCGACATCCGTTACATGGAGCAGCCCCCAATTCCGCCTTGGGTATTCCAATTCTTGCAACAGTATCTTATCCCTGAATTTGACCGGTTGTCTGGGCTAGTCGATATGACGCAGCTTGCAGGCAAGAATCAAGCTCCGGGCGGCGACACGATTCAGGCAATGAAAGATTCATTCCAGACCAGTGTGCAATTAAAGGGACGCAGGATCGAAGATTTCTTACGGGATGCGGGCGTGCAATGCCTGTCCAACGTGTTTCAGTTCTACACCGCCAAGCAGCGCATGATGATACTTGGATCTGACGGCATTACTCCGCAGGATTTTGACTTTGATCCGGGCTCGCTGGTGCCAAATAGTTCGATGGAGCGCTCTGCCCATTGGCGCAATTTCAGCATGACGGTCATCCCAGGCTCCCTGCACAGCGGCGCAAAGGATCGAGACAAGCAGACGGCGATGGCCCTGTACAAGATGCAGGCAATCAGCCGTAAGAAGCTTCTCGAAACGCTGGACATCAACGACGTTGAAGGCGTGGAGCGTGAGATTTACGAGGAAGTTGCGCAGATGAAAGCTGCAATGGCTCCGCCGCCGCCGGAACAAGCGATGTCGGGCGCGGGCGCTATCCCGCCTGAAGTCGCTCAACTCCTGCAAGCCATGCAAGCCGGAGGCGGTGCGCCGTCTCCGGGAGGCGGAGCGGGAGGGCCAGCGCCAGCCGGAGCGCCTCCGGGCGAAAGCGAGCGTATGACTCGCGGACAGCGTAACGGGCGGCCGATCTAAAGTCAATAGGCCAATTCACAATCAGTACTGTTTTGCATCTTGACTTGTACTGATGGGTTGACAGATACTTGTGACGGAACTATATGGCGTACACCCATTACAGGGTAGAGCCGTAACGAAAGAAAGGCGAAGCATGAAACGGAATTCCAAACATGCCGATGCCGCTCAGGACCGAAAGCTGATTCGGGAAATGATGAATGAGCGCGGAACCAAACGCCCCGCAAAGGGCAAGCGAGTTCCGAAGCGCTAATCATCGATCAAGACCAAGGAGGTCCATGTGGCTGACAACAATATGCAAGTCATCGGTGACAAGGAAAAGTTGAAAAACGAACCGCGCACCGTAACCCCGACGCCGTTCAGCGGCGGCAAAATGCAGGCGGTTGGTGACACGATCTCGCAGATGAAGGATACGCCGGTGAGTATGGCTCCAAAGGCGTTTGCCGGTGGGACCATTCAGAAGGTCGGCAGCGACGTTGCGTTGAAAGACACTCCTCGTCACGGCTGGCAAAGCTTTGACACGCCAATGTCTCAGCGAGCAATCAAACAGAGCAAGTAAGCCTCAGGGGTGATTTATGGCGATGAATGATTTTGGCGCAACCGGCCCAAACCCTCCCCAGCCTCCGAATCTGCGTCAGGGCATGAGCGCAATGGGACAATTTGCGGCTGGGATGCCCGCCGCCGGTAGTGGCATTGCTGGAGCGGCCCCCGCAGAGACGCTGCAATTTGCAATGGCCTCCCTTGCCAATGTCGAAAGCGAACTAAGCAAGGTAGCTCAAATTTTGGTAGTAGAAAAACCGGAAGTAATTCCGTTGCTGAAGATGATGGCGCAAGCGGGCCAGCAGCTTAAGCAAGCGTTGGGTGGTCAACAAACACAAGGCGGCATTGGGCAAGGCGCGTCGGCTCCGGCGGGATCTCCAGGTGAGGCTCCGGCGGGCGCGGCTTCTTCCATGCAAATGGCGTAGGCGCAAGAGCGTTTGCCTTAGCCGTGTCCGCCGGAGGTGGAGACGTTGGCAGGAAATGGATTCGCAGACATCCTAGGTTTGATTGCAGACGAAAGCGAAAGGGTTCAATTCGAGCAAATCGTAAGCAAGTATCCGCAGGTCAAGGAAGGTTTTCTACGGCAAGAAGATTACAGCCGTAAGTTGGCCGAAACCGAAGAGCAGCGGAAATACGCTGAGGCGTGGGACATCTGGAAGCAGAACAACTGGCTTGCAGATCATAACATGACAAAGCAGCAATACGAAGCATTGCTGGAGAATGAGGCCCTGAGGCAACAATTACAGAAAGCGGGAGAACCAATGGATTTTGCACAACTTGACAAGTACCTTGGCGAGAAAGGGTACGTTGCGAAGAAAGACGTAGAAGAGTTACTGGCGACTAAGGAGCCTGAGGTGGAGCAACTGGTGGACGGTCGATATGCGGCGCTGAGCGCGGTCATGTCGAAAACGATGCCTCTCGTTGTGAAGCATTTGAAGGAATTCGACGAAGCGCTCGATGTGGACGCGATGTACGCAAATGCGGTGAAGCTGGGTATCAATGATCCTGACGCAGCCTACAATGCGTATGTGTCCGACCGCCGTGCTGAACGCATGAAGCAGGATCACGAGAAAGCCGTCAACGAAGCATTTGAGCGCGGTAAGCAGACCGTGCAGCAGCAGATCGCAATGGGCGCGGAAGGCCGGATGCCTGTCGATCTCAATGGTCCCGAAATGGGCCACTTGCAGAACTCCTTAAGTCAGACCCCGACCGACGCTGAAAAAGCGGCGAACGTGGTTCCTGAGAACGTCGAGCTTGGCAAAGGCGTGTCGCGTTTTGTGGCCGCTCATTTCCGCCAAAAAGAAGCCGGAGCCAGCTAAGCTTACGCAAGGCGTAGCTTCGGTCTTCACCGCCGTAATTGGCGGAATTGAACAAATAGGAGAATACGATGCCTCTGGCTATCACCGAAGTGAACGCCTTGACAAATCTGTATATTGTCCCCCGGACAACGGATTTGATTTTCAAGAACGATCCTCTCCTGACTCGCTTGATGAACCGCCGTATGGTGCGCTTCGATGGCGGTCAGTTGATCCAACGCCCACTGATCTACGCCGAACTCAACGGCGATTTCTTTCTCCGCGGCGACACCTTCAATATCGCCTACGTGCCCACCGACACGGCACTGCAAGTGCCGATGAAGTATGCGTATGTCAACATTACGCTGTACGGCACCGATGACGTGTTGAATCGTGGCCCCGAAGCGGTCTTTTCTCAGGTTGAGACGAAGATGCTCAATGCCTCCTTGCGGATGGCGAAGGTGCTCTCGACTAACCTGTACAAAGACGGTCAATCCGATGCTGCCGCTGTGACCGCCTCCGGCGGTGTGCTCAGCACCTCCAATGCCTTCGCCGGGCTCTTGGCCTGGGTCGATGACGGTAACTCCGGTTCGGGCTACCCGACCGCTACCGGCGTCACCAAGTCCTTCCCCTCTGTGGGTGGCATTACCCGCAACGACATTACGGCGACACCCTCATCCGGCACTGCCACTCCGAACGCCAACATTGGCGGTCTTAATGCATATACCAACCGTGCGTTTACGACCTTCCAGCTTTCGGAAGTGCAAAACGCCTACGGGAAAGCATGGTTTGGCAACGACTTCCCCGACTTGCTGATCGGGCAGCAAAATGGTTGGGACAAGTTCTGGCAGAGCACTCAGCCACTCCAGCGCTACATGGACGACAAATCCGACGTGGCGAAGGTGGGTTTCCAGACGCTCCGATTCAACAGCAGCGAAGTGGTCATCTCCAAGTACGCTCCTGAGCAGGTCATGTTTGGCCTGAACACGAATTACCTGGAGTTTTACGTCACCACGAATCCGAAGTTCCAGTTCGGCTTCACCGGCTTCAAGGAAGCGCAGAACTCGGTTGACGTGTCGGGCCAGTTCTTGTTCTCGGGCAACCTTGTTGTCCCCAACCCGCGCACCTGCTTCAAGCTAATCGGGAGTGCGCTCGCCTAAGGGCGGCAGCTAACCAAGCAAGGAAAGAGAGAAAACAGAAATGGCACTTCCCACCAATCCCCCACTCCCGGCAATCAACTATGGCAGCGGCGTGCCGACAGAGGGTTACTGGGCGCAGGGGCAAATCATCATCAATGTTCAAGCCGAAGCGGGCGATGCAATTGGATGGGTCTGCACGGCAGCCGGTACTCCCGGCTCCTGGGTAGCTCTCGGATTTGCTCAGCCCACGACGCTCACTACGGTTTCCAGTTCGGGCTCGACGCTGGCGTCCGGTTCGCGCTACAACTTGCTGACATCCACCACGGCATCTTCGTACACGCTCCCGGCGGCTGGCTCGCAGGGCGCAGGCACAGTGCTTACTGTGCTGAACGCCGGTGGCGCATCGGCAGTCACGTTGGCGGCTCCATCCGGCAACACGATTGTTGGTGGCCCTGTGTTGACGACCGTTGCGAATGCTCGCTTGAGCGTTCTCAGTGACGGCAACACGACTTGGTACAACGTCAGCTAACAAAGGAGTTGAGCGCCTGAGGTGGGGCTTAGGCCCCGCCTCAGGTCTCGCAAAGAAACATGGCACTCAACGTCTTTAATCTTCCACTCACTCCGAATCAGCCGACGCCGGTAATCCGGTTCGCTGATTCGACGCCAACCGAGACTGGGCTGAACCTTGGCGACATCATCATCAATACGGCTTGCGGTCCTGGTGAAGCAATCGGCTGGATTTGCACCGATCCCGCTTCCCCTAGTTTCACGCCTATCGCCGTAGGTGGACTTACCGGTCCAGTGCAAGCAAAAACGGCGGCGGGAACGATAACGGATTTTCCGGGCATCGTTACCGTGTCGGGTTTTGCGGGGAACCTAACCTTGGCTTCTCCGACTGTTTTTTCTGGTGGCTTTCAGCAGGCCATCTTGGCTTTAACGACGCATTCGGTTACGTTGGTGGCACCATCCGGCGCTTCTATTGTTGGCCTGAATGCGGCCATAACAAGCAACACGGCTGCCGCAAAGGTTGTTCCGGTCGGCACCATTTGGTATCGGCTTCAGTAATCAGCAGTAAGGATATGGGAGGCGCATTTGCAATACCAGGAAACATTGGCAAGCATGGTCGGACACGTCCGGCGTTTCAAGCCAAATGCGCCTCCTGATCTAACCCGCGATTGGCTAAATTACAGCCAGCGAACCATTATCAACCGCCGCCCGCAATGGGCTGGTCTTTTCAAGCACGCAACAATTTACCTGCCAAACGTCTACGACACCGGGCAAGTCGAACTTATCACGAACTCGAACTTGATGCTCGGCACCAATACGGATTGGCCGGTAACAGACTACATTTCCACGTCTATTCCGGCTGGTGTAGCGCAGCCCGGCGGCCAGTGGGTGACACCGGCTTCGATGGACAACATCGACGATAATTCATGCCTGTATGTTGGTGACGGCGAGACGTACCCGGAAATCGTTCCGGTCCGCAAAGTCAACCAAACTCAGTTCTACGCTGTTTTTAAGTATCCGAAAAATCAAAACACTCTTGTTTGGCAAAGCAGCTTGGTTCATCGCCAACTTCGCATGACTGAGCGCAATCCGATTTACAACATTATTGCGGTAACATCGGATTCTATCGCCGTTTTGGATAAGCCCTGGAGTGGCGCATCCGGTGCTGCAATGTCTTACCAAATCGTGAAAATGTATATCACGATTGCGAGCGATTGCAAGTCGGTTATGTCTTGCATTGATCCCATTCGTGGTATCCAGATGGAAGTCAACGTCCCTCAGGCTCGCGTCAATGCGGCGGACCCTTGGCGGCAAAGCGTCAACACGCCTATCTGGCTGTGCAATAACTACCCCAATATCAACGGCAACGAAACCCAAGAAGTCTATCCTCCGCCGACGACTTCACGCCAACTGAACATCATGTACCAGCAGGAATGGCCGGACATGAGGGCGCAGAGCGATATCCCGTTGCCTTTTGTCGCGCCAAATGTTTTGGTTTGGGGTGCACTTTCGCACGCCTTACGGCACAAGGCTGAAGTCAACGACCCCTACTATGATCCGCGCATGGCAGCGGAATATGAGCGCCAATTTGAAAACGGCATCAAGGATGCCATGTACGCCGATGATTACAAGGCGCAAATGGCCTATTCCTGGCAGTATGAATCGCTGTATGGATTTGGAGGCGCTGATTGGTGGCGAGCCCATGATGCCGATGTCTATTACGGAAACGTCTAAGAGGTAACCAGAGGTAACGAGGTAACAATGCGAAAAGCCGAAAAACCATGTCCTGATGATCTTCGCTCGAAGGCGATGACGCCGATTTTTACACCTGACAATGCGTTGAATGACGCGGCCAAGATTCCTCAGATGCGGGAGGCAAGGCGCAACGAAATGGATTTGTGCGAGCCTATTCCCAATTCCATTTGGGAAAACCGGTGTGACTTCAATCGCCGATTTGGCGGGGATGGGGGGGGTATGACGTTGGCGAAAGACAAGGATGACCCGAATGACCCCGGCTGTTGGTAAGCTGTTCGCAGCAATTATCGAGGAAGTTCTAAAAAACAATTACAAGCCAGAGGATCTTCGGGCTTGGTCGAAGGCATTGGCTTTTGCCATGCTGGGCGGTTTCATTTCTGCTTTCATCACTGGCTTGAGTGATTATTCTGCTATTATCATGGGCGATTCGCACGCTTGGCAGCGACTTTTCCATATCGGGGTGGGTGGCGCGGTTGGAAGCGGCTGGGCATACTTAAAGAATCCAGTGCCAAGGCAACCCATAAAGGAGCAGGACGAGCCCGAAGATAAGGACGCGCAATGCCCCAAGTTACCCTTGAAGAACTGATAGAAGAAGTATATGACCGCGTTGAAAATAATCGAATCTTTTATCCTCGCGATGAAGTTGTCGATGTTATCAATGAGGGCATTTGCATTTTCAATTTGTTCATCGGGTTTCTTCAGGCCACAGTCGATCTTCCAGGATTGACCGTCGCCGGTCGCGTCATCTACGACGTTCCGGCTCCCATCATCATTCCCATCCGCATCCAATACGAAGGGCGCATGTTGGAGCCATGGGCTACTGGCAATATCGGATATACCATCCCGGACTGGATGCAAAAAACCTCGGCAATGGAAGGGTATCCGCCTCAGCATTGGGTTCCAATCGGCATCAATAAGTTTGGGTTGCATCCCGCAGATTCGGAGGGCGGGCGAGTAGTCAGCATTACTGGCATCATCGAGCCCACTCCGCTTGTCGATGATGATGACGTGATTCAGTTCCCGATAGAAGTAGGTAATAGCTTCTCGGACTATTGCGCTCATGTGCTGCAATTGGACGAAGGCGGAATGACATTCAAAACATCGGAGGCTATTTACGATTCTTTCCTGGCTGATGTTTCGGCGCAGAGCTATCTTGCGACTTTGCGGCAACCTTACAAGAATTCTGTGATAAGGAATCCTAAGTGATGGCAACGCGAATTCGGTCTATCTATGTTTCAGTAATCCGGCCATTGCTTGAGCCCGATGGTTTGAATCTTGGCCTAATCTCCGAATCCAATATCATCAATCAAATTGGAATCGTTATCCAGGACTTTGTAGAAAAGGCTGGCCTCGTTAAGGGAATAGCGTGCCAGCAGGCGCGTTTGAATCAGGGGGTTTACACCGGTCCCAACAAGCTGAGTAACGTTGATGAAGTGTTCTACGACCAAAGCCAGTTGTTTGAAGATAACACGTTCCAAATCAGCAATGCGGATTACGATTGGGACCAAATGCTACCATCCAATCCTGAAAAGTACAGGGAGGATGAATTACTTCCAAAGCGGTTCGGCATTTATCCAAAGCCGCAAATGACAGGCCCGCAGTTCGCCACGAATCTCGGCAATCCCTTCTATGGGACTGTTGCAAATTTTGTTGCGGGATCTGAATTAACCTTGACGCCGCCTACGTCTGGATATGGCGTTATATCTAGAATCGCCGGTCCTTGTTACTTCGACACGCTTGGCGGAGGGTTTGGCACGTTGAGCGGCCTCAGCCTCAATCGTCAAAACATCATGCAAGTTGGTACTGTGCAACCAACTTTTCAGGTGGCTCAACTTGAAGACATCATCACACAGATACCGGATTCGTTTTTGAAATACATACGGTACGGTGTGCTCCAACGTATCTTTGAGAATGACGCGGAACTCAAGGATACGATGCGGGCGAAGTATTGCGCTCGCCGCTACCGCGAAGGGATTGCGATTGCCTCGGCGGTTAATCGCGAGATCGTTGGCAACCAATGAAACCGCAAAGCACTGTAACCAGTAAATTTCTTAATCGTGGTCTCATTCTGAGAAAGGACCAGGATTCCCTAGAGCCCGGAGAGTATTACGAATTGCTGAACATGCAGAGCGTGCAAGAGGGCGCAATGACTTTGCGTCTGGGCAATGCCGATCTTGCTCCGACGCTTGCTGCTTCTCTGTGGCCTAACACGTCTGGCAACCGCCTGCACACGATCACCAAGCTCACGCTTTCTCCTGACAATACGCAAAATCCAAGGTACATCGGATATGGGAACCTAATTTACAGAACCACGCCACAGGCAAATGGGGAATACACCAGCGCCACTTCTATTGCCCTAGACGGCTCTGAAGTGGCGGGTGCGCCCCCGGTCCCGAATCCGCAGCCGTACTTGCAGAAAAATGAGCGATGGGGAAGCGCTGTCTACAATACCGGAACGCAAGGACAGAGCAGCCAGTATTTTGCGACTTCCAAAGGATTGGCGCGGCATGACGGTGGCACCGGCAAGCTGCAATTGTGGGGTGTTCCGGCTCCACTTGCGCCCGCCGTAGCGGTCGTTGGCGCGGCATCCATCGTCAATGTCCTGACTCCAAATAGTGGTCCATTCCGCATCCAGATACAGATTACCGGATCGACGCCGATCAGCGTCATTGGCACGGCTGGATACTACCGCTACAGCTACAACGTTGTAAGCGGGCAGCCTCCGGCGGAGAACATGATTCTCTACAATGGCTCGGAAACGATCCAAGTAGCAGCAATCGATCCCGCAAGCAACTCATTCTTCGCTTACACCAACACAGCCAAAACCGGTGTCTGGTATGATCGCGGAACGTCGCTGCAACCTTCGACGGCTGGCGTTGTGCAGGCAACCGTATCTTTTTTCGCGGCGAAAAATCTCAGCCTAAATGGAGATCCAAAAGACCAATTTGATACGGTCGATCCGGTTTATATCTCGATCTATGTTGACCAGCCGCAGGTGATTCAGGATCTTCGTATACGGCTCGGAGTGGGAGAAACAGCAGATCCGGGGGGCAATCCGACTAATTTTTACGAAACGGTTGTTACTCCGTCTACCATTGCGCCGGTCGTCACGGCAGCGACGGACCCAGCCAATCAGGCGAACGTTTACGACTATGCACGGCAACGCGCCGATTTGGTGAATCAGGGTATTGTAGGCGATTTCATCAATGAGAACGACTATCTCTTGCAGCAGACGCGCCCGCAGGAATTTCCTCCAACGATCTTTGGTGAACCAGTCTGGGTGCAAATCGGGCCGCAGAAGCGCGAATTTGTGACTGTGGGCAAAGCTGGACAGCCCGGTTTTGACTGGCGCTCAATTACGTCCGTCACGATCATCGCCCGGTCGCAGAATTCGGCCATAACAACGCCGTTCAATGTCGCCTTGGGCAACGTGGCGGCGGTCGGTGGCGGTGGCCCAGATGCCGCGCAGCCGGGCTATTTCCCGTACAACTACCTGTACCGTTATCGCAACGCCAAGTCGAATGCGCCGGGCAATCCATGCGTAGATCAGCCGGATAACAGCGGCGTGATCCCCAAGCGCCAGTCGGTTATTGTCCGGGTGCGCGGGACGGAAACCGCCGTGGCGGGGCAGCCGCAACGCGACGACTTGTATGGCGCTGGAACTCTCCAGGTGTTCCGGCGGGGAGGTCTATTTTCGGACGGCCTCTATCGATTGGTCAAGAACCATTTCAACCCTTTGACCATCACCGGAACGATTTCGGGAACGACCCTGACGAAGACGAGCAACGCCAATTGGCAATTTGCATCGTTTTTGGTCGGCGCAAGCGTGACGTACACCAACGGCAGCGTGCCGCGCTCGACCACGATTACGGCCATCTTGTCCGGCCAACAGGTGCAACTTGCAGACGCAGACGCCTTTACCGGTGTAATTCAGATTGGCACCATTGTCATTGACAACACAGCCGACGAAGATATCCTTGGCGCTGAAGTCATGGAATTCGACAATGACCAGCCAGTCACCAGCACGCTCAAGCAAGCGGTGTCCGGCGTTATTGGTGCATTCCTATTCGGAGGCGGCGGCATTGGCATCAACCGGATTACGGTGGGCTCACAGCGTGGGGATGCTCCCGCTGTTAGAATCGGCTCAATCATTAATATCGGAAGCGGCTCAAGTTATGAGCAGGCTCGAATTATTTTCATCTACGGCAACAATCCGCTCAACATCGAAGTGTACTTCCAGAAAACTCATACCGTGGGAGAGCAGATCGAAATCAATGCGGCAGCCGGTCAACCTTGCACGCTTACGTGCGTAGTGGGCGATGCAGCTTTCATCGCGGGCGACCCAAATAATGAAGGCTTGTTATACAAAAGCAAACAGGGCAATCCTGAAGCGTTCCCAGTCGTCAATCAGGTAACTCGCAACTTAAATATAGTTCAGGTTACCGCGCCGTCGCAAAGACTTGTCGAGATCACCGAATGGAATGGCGAAGTTTGCGCTCTTACGTCCGTCGGGATTAAAACCATTCGCATCTGGAATGGGGATCTTACTCCGCCACAAGAAACTCCAGCCAACCGTGGCTTGATGGATCGCAGATGTTACGCCAAGGGCGACAATCGCCTCTGGTATCTCTCTTATGATGGTATCTATGCGTGGACTGGCGGCCAAAGCCTAAAGATTTCTGAGGCAGTAAACTGGATCTTCCAAGGGCGAACAGTCAACGGGATTCCTCCTCTCGATTACAATAATCTGACTTTTGCCTGCATGGAGTACGCGCAGAACACGCTGTATTTCAGTTATCTTGCACAGAATGGATTGTTCTACCGGCTGCGTTATGAAACGATGTTCGACCGGTGGCATTTGGACATCACCAACAGCACGGCTGGGAATACGGATGTTGTCACTGCGTACTATCGAGAACTTGATACTGGACACTTGCTGGGCGCTCGATTAAATTCTGATGCGCCATCGCGATTTCAGTTCATTCAGGAACTCGCCTCCGGCACGGTGGGAAGTTCTGACACATTCCCGATCACCGATGCTACCGGCCTGGGTGGCAACGCGATTAAGTTCAGCATGGCGACTCCGGCATTTACTGGTGGCTCGCCGGAAACGCAGAAGCTCTTCACGCAAGTAATCCTAGAGCTTTCCAACCCGGATAGCGACGTTGCGGTTGTACCGTATTACGATTTCGCCAGTATCCCAGGCGGGGACAGCTTTATCATTCCGGCTCAGCGTGGGACCTGTACGGTTACGGGGACGGCGTGTGCTCGTAATACTGGCGTGCTATTCACTGCCGACATGGTGGGATCAGCAATTCGGTTTTCCAATGGCACGCTGAACGTCATAGCGGCTTTCGTCAATGCGAACGCAGTGACGCTACAAACTGCGCAAACTTTTAGCGGTACATTCTATCTTCTCAGGCGTCGGCGTGTTCCGTTGCCTTTGAATCAGACTCAAATAGTCGGACAAACCCTAGGGCGTGAAGCCTACGCGATATCTTACCAGATCAGCGGCGAAGGCCGCATCGCTCCGACTTTTAACAGTCTCACGTTCGACTTTGCTCCGCTTGCTGAGATACAGCGCGGCAAGAATGTTGACTGGGATGATCTTGGATATCCCTATGATAAGTGGCTGAAAACCTTAAGCATCGAATACAACATGAACGGGCAAGACGTTCTAATGTATCTCGACACGATCAGCGGGATTGAAGGCGAAACGCAGACGCTCGGAGTAATGCAGTTTTCTTTAGGAGGCACTGGAACTGGACGCTCCAAGGCGAATATCCCCGTTGTTTCGCAAGCCACGGATCGCGTTATCTGCAAGATGATGCGGCTTCGGCCAGCGGTTCAAGGTTCTAACATTCAGATTTTTGATTACAATTTAGACTTTGAGCAATACCCGGCTGATATTACGCGCTTCACCGACCCCAGCGACTACGGCAAGCCATGGGAAAAGTATTTCAATCAGTTGGTCATGGAGGTTGATACTGGCGGCGTGGCTGCGCAGGTTTTCATCTTCATTGACGGTTCGGGCACTCCAGCGCAAGGTCTGACGGTGACATCCACCAACACCGACCGAATGCGGCTTCTCACGTTGAGAAACGGAATTCGGGGCCGCATGGCGCGGCTTGCTGTGATTCCAGGTGTGGGCGGGAAGTTCCAGTTATTTAAGCACGACTTCGTGACGACTCCGGCTGACAAAGGGCCAGTTACTCATACCTACGATTGGAGCAATCTTGGGCATCCAGACGACAAGCGCATGTACCATATGTCGTTTGAGTACGAAGTAACCAATACGATGGAAGTGCAGTTGAGCGGAACTGTCGGTATTGGTAATTCGCAGGTTCCACAAAACATCACGACGTTTACGCTGACTCCTGGGGGCCGCAAAGAAGTAACGTATCAATTCCCGATTAATTCGGTGTACAAGCTGATCCGCTTGCAGCCGACGCTGACTAATCCACTTACGGACGCCAAGATCTACGTTCCTCAGTGGCAATTTGAAAAGTATCCACCGGACATTGTGCCTTACACGGAGCCTTCCAATTGGGGCTCACCATACCGGAAATACTTTCAGCAATTAAATTTGGATGTGGATACTGGCGGCGTCAATGCGACTGTGCAAATCGAAATTGACGGCAATATAGTGCAATCGCTTACCGTCAACACAACAGCGCTGAATCGTCTAGTCAATCTGACGTTGCTTGGTAACTTACTCGGGAGGCAAGCCCGCATTATCAATACTGCGGGGCCGGGCGGCAAGTTCCAACTTTTTAACCACGAATTTATTACGCTTGCAGCCGACAAGGGGCCGGTTCTTCATACCTATGACTGGACCAACAACGGCCATCCCTATGACAAACGGTTTTATGAAATAGCATTTGAATATGAAGTTCCAGTGCCGATGAATATGGTACTGGAGGGCCGTTCTGGAATCGGCGGGAACCAGACGACGACCGTGATTACAACGCTGGCTTTGACGCCGGGCGGTCGCAATATGCAGAATTACGCTTTCCCGAACAATAGCGTATACAAGCAAGTCCGTCTGAGGCCGGAAGCCGGAGTACCGCCGGAAGGCGCTCGCATCTATCAGCCGGTATTTCAGGCAGAGAACTATCCGCCTGATGTAGTGCCATTCACCGAACCATTAGACTACGGCACTCCATACGACAAGTACTTTAATCAATTGGACTTGGACGTGGATACTGGCGGAGTGACCGCTACGGTCCAAGTGGAAATTGATGGCGCGGTTGTCCAAACATTGCAGGTGACGACCACTCAATACGACCGTAAGCGTAACTTAACCCTATTGCCGCAGTTGAAAGGCAAGCTTGGCCGCATTGTCAACACAGCAGGGCCGGGCGGCAAATTCCAACTATTCAATCAAACTTTTATTGTGGTTCCGGCCGATCCGGGGCCTGTGGTTCATAGCTTCGATTGGGACAATTTAGGACATCCTTACGATAAGCGCTTGAAGAGTGTAACTCTTGAGTACGACCCAGACGGTGTAAGCGGTGTCAACATGTTGATGGACACTATCACCGGCAACGATGGGACCATCCTTACGTTGGACGCATTGACGTTCCCGCTTGCTGGAAGTGACCGCAGCCTACAGACATTTCCGATTCCAGACGGAACCGTAGTCAAGATGATCCGCTTTCATCCTCAGACTACTGGCGTCAATTGGAAGCATTGGAAGTATACCTTCGACTTTGAGCGGATGCCGCAAGATACGCTTCTGTTTACGGAGTTCGACGATCTTGGCTATCCATGCGAAAAGATACTTCGCAGCATTAACATCGATGCGGATACGGGCGGAGTGACAGCAGATTTGCACCTTGAGGTAGACGGACAGATCTCACACACTTTCCAGGTGCAGACGACTGAATTCGACCGAACCAGAGTTTTGACGCCTCCCAGCGACATCATCGGATTCCGGTTCCGCATGAAACCCGTACCAGGGCTGGGCGGGAAATTCCAGTTATTCAAGTACCAATACGACCGGCTCTTGGAACCGTGCCGGGTAAACCGATGGGACAGCTATGAGCAAAGTTTTGGCAGTAATGGGTACAAGTTCATGAAGCAAGTTTGGTTGGAATACACCAGTACTTGCCCATTGGCTATGTTTATCTATCGCGATGACGGCGAATTGTTTCACGTGGAACCTCTTCCGGCGCATGACGTGCGGTCTGTTTATCGCTTTTTCGTACCCAAGGTTGGCGACCCTTCTGTCGTTGGTGCCGAAAAACGTTACAATAAGAGCAAAATTTATAGGTTTGTGATGGTGGCCGACAATACAGACGGCTGGTTTAAGTTCTACCGGGATGCGTCTCGCGTTGAGACGCTGAACACTGGACAGGATCAGCGGGCTGGATATCAGCAGCACTATCTGTTTACGCAAATGCCAATTCCGGTGTAAGCATGGCTAAAAACACCATAAGCGATTTGACAATTTCGGATCTGCAAGATCCAACACTGTTTCGTCTGAATTCGGTTTTGCGTTTTCTTGCGCAGCAAGTTACAGCCGTTCAAACTGGCAGTGGACCCTATCGCTTTGTAGACCGCATTACGGCTCCAGCTATGTTTTTGGATACGGATGCCATTCCAACCGATCCGTTGGCTGTGCTGACAAAGGGCGCGGCGGACAAGCTGTACAGCCCGGAAGCGCTCGGAGCGGCTCTGAGCGCTGGTCGCTTTGAGGGCCAACCAATCGGAGGCGGCGGTAGTGGAACCGGCGGCGGAAGCGGCAGCACTACGCAAGTACAAGTTTCCTACGGCGTGTTTTACGCCAATTCCATACAGCGCCAACTCAATCAGAAGCTTGGCGATCAGGTCTCGGTTCTCGACTTTGGCGCGGTCGGAGACGATACCACTGACAGCACAATGGCATTTCAGAATGCGCTGGACGCGGTGCAGGCCGCCGGGCGCTCGACGGAAATCTTGGTGCCAGCCGGAACGTATCGTCTGCGGCAAGTCAAGACCAATCCAAACACACCGCCGGTGCGCTTTGTGGGGCAGGGGGAAGGTTCAGTACTGAAGTTCTGGACACGCTACAATACGGCGTCGGAAACCTGGGATGTGCCAGCCGGGGAAGGCCGGATCTTCATTCAAAGCTCGGATGTTGCCTTCAAGGATCTTGTTTTGGACGGCAATCAAACTGTGCCGGTGCAGTTCAGCTACGATGCTATCCCGAATGGCGACATGCTTTCCAATGTGGTGACGGATCGCTCGATGATCTGGGTGAAGCCCACTTCTGGAAATCCAGTATCCGGTATCAACTTAAGCGGCGTCATCATGCGCCATGTGCTCGGGCATGGCTTAATTCTCGATACCTCCCTGGCGGCTATTCGCGATGTGTGCGTGGTCAATTCCAGGTGGGAGCAAATACGCTCCGGCTTGTTCGGGCTGACGACGACTTCGGCGGTGGTGAACCGGACGGGCGCTTCCGTGGCGCGGGTGTCCGGCGGCGTATTTGTCGGCGGCATGGCTGGGCAGTACGTAGTCATTGGATCGCGAGCCTATCGCGTGCAGTCTGTTGTGGATGGCAACACGTTAACGCTTGCCAATGACGAAGCCGGGAATCCGCCATTTGGCTCTCAAACCGGCGTGAGTTTTTGGTGGGGCTCGGACATGCAGTATGGAGGCCCGATGGCCTGCATCTACTATCGCGGCAATGGGCAGGCGCAAGGCGACCCGATGCTAAGCAATCTGGTCATCGTGGGCAACACTTTCCGGCGCTTCAACGGCGAGTGCGTGAAGGGAGACGCCTTGGGCATCGAGGCGCTTCATTCCGGGATCAGCATATCTGGCAACGTGTTCTGGGAAATCGGTTACGGAACGGCGTGTCCGGGTTTCAGCGATGGCGTGACGGTGAGCGGCAATGGTGGCCGCCGGATTGGATACGTGACGACATCGGACACGGCAGCGGCGATTCCCAAGTATTTAGCCAATAACAATGCGTCCGTTATGCGAACTTATGGGCTCGTGCGGTCGTTTTCTGTTACATGCAATTCTTTCTTGAATTACAACGGCAACGGTATCTGGCTCAGTGGCGCTTCCAATGGTTCTTGCACAGGCAACGCGCTTGCGATTGCCAATCCAGGCACGTCGCTGTTCAATGAAGATAGCGTCGGAGGATACGGCACCGTTGGAAATAACCTCAGCACTGGAATCTATGTTGATAACTACTTTCAGGAACAAGGCGCGGACCGTGTGGTAGTAGCGGCCAACTCTATCACGAATACGGGATTGGGGGGCATACTTCTCCGCAATGCACGTCGGTGCGCGATCAAGACTAATAGCATTTCGTTGAATTCGGCTGCCTTGGAAATTCCTATATTCATCACTAACTTTAAGGGGATTGTCGGCGGCGTACTGCAAACCTATGCGCAGTGGCAAGCGAGCAGCAATCATCGAAGCTACGACAATGACATCTGCGACAACGTTCTTTACATGGAAAATGGCGTCAAGGTGGGAATTCAAGAAGTTACGCTAAATGATCCTACGACTGGCAATCCTTTTCTGTGGCAATCGACGGATGTAAACCGCATCTTCGACAACCGGATGCTGGGCACCAACAGGGGAGAGTTTATCAAGGCTGCGCAATCCGGCAGTTATGTTGGCGCAAGCTGGTCTTCCCCGGACCCGGCGGCTACCGGCATCAGCCGTCTGGATCTCATTCGGGATGGGTTTGCCAGCACAGCGCGAACCACATGGCGCGTCAATGAAAGTGGCACGGTAAGCGAGATCATGCGGCTGTTGGATGCCAAGCCGCAATTGCAGATAGGTGCGGATGCGGCGGCCAAAGGCATGGTGCTGACAGGCAACCGATCCGGGCTGCAATTCAACGATCTTGTCGGCACCGGCAAAGTGTACCTGGACGGATTTTTGTGGGTGCGGGCAGACACGTATAGCGCCGCTGAAGCCGACAGCCTTGACGACACGCAAGGTCTCATTGCATGGGATGCCGCGAACAAAAAGCTTGTGGCAAGCGAAACGACCAACAGCGGCGCTCGCGTTTGGCAGAATCTCTTGGGCCAGGATACGGACCCCGGTGGCCCGGATCAGGCGATTCAGTTCAATAACTCTGGAAGCTTTGCGGGCTCTGCAAATTTGCTTTTCGACTCAGCGACACGCCTAGTTTCTCTCCTGGGGACTATGCACATCGTGGCAGACGCGGCAAACAACGCCGACATCGTGTTAATAGTCCGGGCAGCGGCTGGTCAGACTGGCAACTTGCAGGAATGGCGCGATGGCAATGGCAATTCTCTTGTGGCTATCGCTCCGAACGGTGGCTTGTATTTTAGGACGGCGGCGCTTGTTCCAGCCGGTGGCGTAGGAGTTATTGGTTATAACACGGCTACCGGGAAAATGCAGGTTTCTAATAATGGGGGTGCCTTTGAAGATATTGTGATCGGACCGGTCATTAAAAGCATTAACGGCCTGACCAATTCGGCTATCAACATTGTTCAGGGGAACGGTATCATTGTCAGCAATTCTCCGCCCGGCACAATCTCCATCGCAAACAACGGCGTATTATCTTTCAATGGTTCTGTCGGCCCAATTTCGTTAGCGTCGGCTGGACTTCCAAATGGGATAGTTATAAGTCCGGTTGGACCATCTAGTTTTGTAATATCTTTGCCTCAGCCTCTTGGGACGACCGCTGGGCCTCAATTCGATACACTCCTGCTCGTGAATCAATCCCAATCCATACAGGCGTTTGGTAGTATCGTAATCCTTCCATTTGACCCAAATGTAGGGTATTTTATGGGAGGCACCAAAGTCATCGACAACGCAGGAAGATTTGTTGGTAGCGCGATTCTGACGCCGGGGCAGGCGCAGGCTGGCTCGTTCGTAGCTCCTCAATACTTCAGCAGTGCATCGGGTACGCCGATTCCGGGAAGAACAGGGAACATTGTTATAAGTGGAACGACTATTACTTGTTCCGGCGGCTTGATTATATGAAACTACAACTATTCATGAACACGCGAATATCCTTGCATTACATGCTGAGGATGGCAAGCGGAACGCTCGCAGAAATGTTAGTTTTGGGGGACATCAATAATAAGATTGCTCCATCCAAGGAAGAGATATCGCAGTACAGCGCAATCATGAACGACGGTCGAATAGTTATCAAGAATTCCGCCAAAGAATGCGAGCCTCTGATTGTCGAATTGGCCGCAGAGGAAGGCAGGCGATTGGTTAAATTTTTGCAGAACTATCCAACTTACAGCATGGAGGATGCCGTATGGGCAAACGAAATAATTCGATTACTCGACCGCCAGTAATTCAATACGAACGGATGAGCAAGGATGAATTTGCTTATGCGTATCGTTACAACGATCTGTATTGTGTTGGTTGCATACCGGATAATGTTGCCCAATATCTTGCTGACAACTTTCATGCGCAGATGGCCGAAAAGCTTTATCCGGCAACGCAAGATTGGGCTGATTGGGTAAAGCAGCGAACGGCCGATTCATTGATGCGTCCGGCGGTGATGTTTGTGATAAATGGGGCGGATGGGAAAGCCGAAATAGCCGGTGCATCCTGGATCGAAGATTCCAGAATGATCTCGGATGACAAGTGGGCTGGAGAAATGGCGTTTGCAATTCTACCTGGCTACCGCGAGTATTCATTCTTGTTCGCACGCATGGCGATTGAATGGGCGTTTCGGGAAACGATTGGCTTGAGCACGCTGTATTCGTTCATCCACGTCGATAATCGCCGGAGCGTGTGGTTTGCGGGTCAACTCGGCTTTGAAGTGAGCGCACCGATGCCCGGCTTCTTTGGGCGGCGTGGCAGCAGCCATCGGGGTCATTTGGTGAGTCTCACGCAGAGACATTGGAATCGGCTTGGGACCATTGAAGAGAAAGTGGAACAAGTTGCAGATATGGTGCAGAATGTAAAAGTGGCAGGTGAATAATGAGCGGCAAGAGCAATCGTCAAAAGCAACTCGAACAGCAACAAGACAAAACAACGTCGGACCTTTTGAGCATTGCGAAAACCCAGCAAACACAGGGCACACAAGAACTGGCTCAGCGCAACGAACTTCGCCAGCCGTTCATCGATCAGCAAAAGGCGCTCGCCAGTGGTAACATGAACGCCATCCGAACCGCCGCTTCGCCAGTGTTCGGCCAAATCGAAGCCGAAGCTCAGGCGCAGGCCAACCAAGTTCGCAATACGCTTACGGGCGCGAGTCGCGACTTTGCACTGGCCGAAGTCAATCGTGGCAAGACGAGTTCCATTTACGATTTCATTCGCAAAGCGTATCTTCAGGCTCCTGCTAACTTGGCGGCCTTGGGGACTGAAAATGCTGGAGTTGGACAGGGTTTGTTACAAGGCGCAACCGGCGCGTTGTCCGGCGGCATAAATGCGATGAGCAATCAGCAGCAATTAGAGGCGCAACGCCGCGCTCAATCGCTTGGTTTGGTTAGCAACTTATTCAACTTTGCCGGAATGGCGGCAGGAGGGTTTGGTAAATAATGGGAAACATGTTCACACCCCCACGCAGCCAAGATATTCTTGGCCCTTTTGCATCGCCGTATGAACAGCCTACCGTTCAACGCCTTCAACCGACCGGCAATGAAGGCGAAGGGACGGCCCTGGGGATGTTTGCTACGTCATTTCTGGAGGGATTCCGGCAGTCCAAATTGCAAAAGATGCAGCAGCAGGAAAACGCACTGATCCGCAATGTCAAACTGGCGGAAGCGGACCTGAATGCCATCATGGCAGACGAGAACATTGCTCCCGAAGCGAAGGAGCAAGCTCGTCGCGCTTATCAGCAGTACATCGGCAATGCGCTTGCGACAAACACAGCTAAAGGCGCAAAGAAGAATCCCATTGTGGGATTTATCAATCAATTTGCTCAGGGCCTCACTGGCGGCCAAGTACAAGACAAGGCCGCGCAGAGCGATCCGAATGAATTTTTCCGGCTAACTTCAGAGCTTCGTACAAATCCCGAATACAGCATCAAGAATCGTCGCGAAATGGCGCGTAAGCAACTTGGCGATGCTTACAGCCAGATCATGAAGATGGGCGAGGCGGGCCCCTACACCACGCTCAACGATGCGCTGCAAGACGCAAATTTCCGGCAAGCCTACGAGGCCGCGCAAAATGCCGGGCTCGATCCCACGCAAGACGCTCGATTGGTGTTCGCCGGGCAGCCTCGCACGACAGAAGAGCAAATTCTTCGGCTTCGCGCCATCGACAACTTCAAGCAGATGCGCCAGTCTCAGCAGCAGGCCGAGCAGCAAGCGCAGCAGCAGCAATTCCAGCAGGGGATGGCGCAGTTGGACCCAGTATCTGCTTCGGCGACTATGATCGGGGCTGGACCCATGATTGCCGCTGCGCGGGCGGCTACGCAACCGCCTCCGACTCCGCCAAGCATGGCAGCGACTACTCCACCGTCTCCGGCAGCCGGACAGCTGTTTCGTTCCGGTGGCGTAACACTTCGACCGCTGGCGGCTCCGCAGCCCACCAAACAACAGCTTGAGCAGGCGAAAATGACGGGCCGCTCAACGTTTGAAACCTTCTATGACCCGACTACCAAGCAGCCGGTTACGCTCATGGTGGTGCAAGACAAACTGGGCCAGTGGGACGGCATCTACGACCCGCAGTCCGGGCAGCGTGTTGATCCGTCCAATCTCAGCAAGGACGTGCCTAAGGGCGGCGGTCCCCCCGACCCGGAAGATATCGCGTCCAACAAGCAACTTGTGCGAACCATTTTGCAGGGGGCTCGTGACGCAGGCGTCATTAAGCAATTGGATGCCGACCGCTTGCTGGGGACGGCGGACTCGCAAATTGATCGCGGGCAATTCGACAAGGCTCTTGGGTTTATCAATCAATTCATCTCGATGCAAGAGGCCGCCGCAAGCCGGAAGGCCGACCGTGAAAGCGCAGCATCGAACGCCAACGCCATGCGTCAATTTGGACAGCAGATGCAGAGGCTCAATTTTGGCCTTAGCCTAGACAAGGCGTTCGATTCTTCGCCAACGGGCAAAGGCTTCATTGCGGTTGCCGATTCGCTCGGGCGGGCGAAAAATATGATTGAAATGGCGCTAACGAATCCTAGCCAATATGATACGGCTCAAGTCCATTCGGCCATTTTGACAGCGTTTGCCAAAATGCAAGACCCTAACTCGGTTGTTCGTCCATCGGAATTCGATGAAGCAGCAAAGACTCTAGGCTACGTCAACTATAACTTTAACCGTCTGAAAGGAGAGCTTGCGGGGCGTGGGAATACGCGCATGACCCCTCAGGATATGCAGAAGTTTTTGCATGTTATGGAAGTCGCCGCCAAGATCGGTTATAAGAACGCCGAGAAGAAAGCCGAATCCTACGTCAAGATGGGCCAAGCCGCTGGTTTGCCTACTACACTGGACAGTTTCCCGGCCATTCAAGTTTTCCGTGAGCAGTTCCCTGAAGTTGTGCAGCAGGTTGAGGCGGAACGTCGCGTCAAATCCGCAACGCCGCCGTCGAGGCCAAACCCGCGCCCGGCTCCAGCAAACAACGCAACTCCGCCAATAGATCCGAATTCGCCTCAGGCCAAGCAGCGCGTCAATCCTTGGGTGATTCGCGTTCCGCAGCCCACCCCTGACGGTGCAGGCGCGGCTCCGGCTCAACCCACGGCTCCAGCGCCCGCTCAGCCTGGGAGACAGTTGAGGGCCTTCTAATGCCCAAAGTCAAAAGCCTCACGACTGGCAATGTATTGACTGAATTTGAAGCGGCAAAGAAGTTCCGCGAATCTCCAGATTTGCCGGATACTTACAAGGCGATGTCGAACGCCAATATGCTGCGTGCGATTACTAGGGATTATGGCGACCAATATGAGATGGTCCCAGATGATCCTCCGGCGCGGCAGACGAATCCGGCGGCATTTACGCGGGAAAGTATTGGTCAAGACATTGCCGAAGGCGGCTGGGGCTATCTTCGAGCGCCCGCCAAACTTGGCGCAAACATCGTTTCCAGTGTGGGCAATCAGGTGTATCAGGTCGTAAGCGCACTGCCCGATCTTGCCAAATTGCCCATCGACAAGAGCCAAGCCCGGATGCGGCATCAATTCCTTACGCAAACGCGCCAAGGTTTGGACCGCAACGATCCGAACTATCAAGCTGTTTTAGCCGAAGAGGCGCAAGCTCGCAAGGATGCGGCGTTCCCGACCATCGGCGAAATTTGGGATGCACTCTCCGCTGACTACAAGCAAAGATACGGTAGCCTGGATGGCTTCAGCCGGGCAATCATCGAAGATCCAGCCTCTGTGGCGGCAGACATCGCGACTGTAGCGACCGGCGTGGGCGCGGCAGCCCGAGGCGTGCAATTGGCATCGAAGGGCGCTGCTGGAATGAAAGCGGCGCAAGTCGCAACTCAGGCCAACCGTATGGCAAGCGCCGTTGATCCGTTCAATGCCGTAGCGGCGGCGGGGAAGTCAGTGATTCCGTTTCGCAAAGACATAGCGCGTGCTGCGTACAAAACGGCGCTTGACGTTGGATTCCGCGATCCTAGCCGACTCGCTTCGGTGGCCGATACCGGCCTGGAGCACGGCATTGTCGTCGCCAAACAGGATGAAAGCACGAAGATGAATCCGTTGCGCAGGCTGGTAGGAGATGCTGAAGTGGTTCCGAGCCGGGCACGCGCCGAAAAGCGAATCAAAGAACTCACTAAGCAAGTTGACGACATCGTGGCGAACGCTCAACAGGGCGGCGCGTCTATCAATACGCAAGATATGGTTAATCGCATCGAAAACGAGCTTGTATCTATGCGTAGAACAATGTCTGGGAGGCAGCAAAGTGATGTTATTTTCAAAAATATCGATAGGTGGCTAGAGGATAACAATCTTGTTGGCAGGGATGCGGCTGGAAATGTTGTTCGGGATGCTCAAGGCAGGCCCTTGCAGTATCTTCCTATGTCGCCAGAGCAAGCACTTGATTTGCGCAGGGCATTGACGGCTGATTTACAGCAGCCCTTGAATCGCGTGGCGCAGAGCAGCCCGATGTCTCCATATGAGATTCGTAGTACGCTTCGCGGCGACGAAATGGCCCGCCGCGAACTTGTAGGAGAATTGAATAAGATCGATCCGTCTTTGGCTGAAATCGGCATGGAGCAGCGCGATCTTATCGACATCATGAATTCCATCGATACGCTGCGTGGCAAGAAGTCGGGCGTCGTAGACTCGCGTGACGTGTATGCCGCTCGTGGTGCGGTTAGTGGTGCCAACACGGTCTACAACACGATCACACTGGCAACACGTCTATTACAGCTTCCTGGGGTGCTTAGCACGCTGGCGATTAAGCTGCATCAACGTGGGATTAAGCCAAATACGCGCTTGCAGAATATCGTCCGGCAGGCTGGCTTTAACTTGGCGCGATTTAATCAGGCGGCGGAGACGGGTGAAGCAAAGAACCTGGAAGCACTGGAATCCGGGCAAACTTTGCCTGCCGGTAAAGTCAAAATCGACCTTCTGAAAGCCCGCGAAAATCCGTATGGGGCAGTTACTCAAGTGCCTCCTACGCAAGCGCCTCCAGAAAAACCAGAGAGGAATCCGTATCGGTAATGGCTGACACTACTGAACTGATAAAGGGAACGCCTCTCGATGATACAGGCAAAGCAACCTTATACGATAAGTTCTATGCGTCTAAAAGTTCGCAGGAATTGACATCGTATCTGGATAGCACGCCTCTGCCCAAAGAGGTTAAGGCACAGCTATGGGATCAATGGAATACGGAAGTCAAGCCGTATTATGCCAAGCAGTCTGCCGGTGGTGCGGCTCCTGTAGCTCCAGTAAATCCGCCTGAAAAGCCGGGCGTATTGTCTTCATTGGCGCGTGGCGCGGTGTCCGGTGTCGTTCAGGGCACGATGGGCACTATTGGCGGTCTTGCGCAACTTGCGGGCGATGTTACCGGCATCGAAGGCTTGCAGAAGCTTGGGCAAGAATATACCGGAACGGCGGAAACCCTGGGGCGTGAAATCTACGGCCAGCAGGGGGAAAACCGCGTCGGCGGATTTGCCCAGCGTGGCGCGGAAGTGTTCACCGATCCTTCCTGGTGGGCTCAGACCGCCGGGGAAGGCATGGGCAACTTGCTGACTATGATCGCCTCCGGTGGCGTCACAAAAGCCGCTATCGATCAGGCCATCAAGCGCGGTTTGGTGACAGGGACCGCCGCCAAATTCGCTCAGAGCAATGCGCCTGCCATCGTTGCCGGTGGCGTGGGCGGCGTGCAGGCGGCGGCCAACACGTATGCGCAAGCCAAGGCGTCTGGTGCCGATGATGCAACGGCGCTTAAGGCCGCCGGGATGGACTTTGTGCAGAATGCCGCTTTGGGTGCAGCCGGGGCGAAAATGGGCATGTTCGGCGGCGGATCGCGTGGAGCCACGGTTGCTCGTACCGCTGTGGCGGAGCCCGCTACCAACGTGGCGCAGGCTGGCTTGTCCAATTTGATTGCACAGCAGACGTTCGACCCAAATCGCAGCCTTCAGGAAGGCGTGGTCGAAGGTGTCGTCCAAGGCGCGGCGGCGGCTGTGCCTGGAGGGGTGGCGGGATCGAAGATTCAAGCCCGCAGGCCGCAGGCGGACGCAATAGTCCAAGAGCTTGCGCCAATTGTCCAGAACGCGGCGACGATGGATGTCGCGGCGGCTGAAGGTGTCATTGCCAAGGCAATCGACACGCTCGATACACTCGTTCCGGGAACGCCGGAATATCAGGCCGTGGTCGATGCCGCGACTCAGGCTGAGACGGCGCTGACCCAACGTGTCCAGACTGAAACCCGCCGGGCGGATCAAGACCGGCTGAAGCAAAGCCTGCAAGCTCGACAGGCGCTTCGCAATGCGAAAGTACCCGATGCGCCGCCGGAGCGACCTTCGACCGCATTGGAATCAGCAAGCGTGTTGATGGGAGTGCCGGAAGGCGACCTGCAACGCATGGCAGCCCCTCCGCCGCCGGAGACGCCGGGGCCGTTGCCGGATAGCGTTCCTCCGATGGCCGGGGCCGTTGGCCCAGCGCCCGCACGTCCAGCGCCGGGCATCCGGGCGACCGGCGCAGAGGCGATTCCCGTCCGGCCAGAGGCGCAGATTCAGGGCGGACGCATCCCATTGCCGGAGCCCGCGCCGCCGCCGGAGCCTGTCACTTTGCCGCAAAACGTCCCGCCGATGGCTACGGAAGTCATCATGCCTCGACCGGCCACGCCGGAAGCACGTCTACTGCAAGGCACCGTCGAACCCATCGCGCCGCGCCGCGCAACGTTTCAAGGTCGGGAAATTGCTGTGCCAGAGCCACCGCCGAGAAGACCAGCGCCTGAGCCGTTGCCGGATAGCGTTCCTCCGATGGCGGGCGTAGTTATGCCAAAGCCTAAGGCGGCACAAACCGGCATGAAAGCGCCGGAGCCCAAACCTATGGAGTCGGGCCAATCCGCTCGCCTCAAGGGACAAGAGATCCCAATACCCAAGCAAGTAAAGAAGACGCCGGAAGATGTTGGGCCGCCTTCCGAAATTGCGCCGCCGCTGGCGCGTGCGATATTGCCCGAGCCGATGAAGGGTAGCGCGAAGATGAAAGTCACGGAGCCGACTCCGATGGAGACGGCGGCCAAACCAAAAATACCGGATGCTGGTGGCAAACTCGCCAAGCTTACTCCAGCCAAAGAGGTCAAGCCTTCCGGGGATGATTCCAAGGTCGAAGAGCCTGGGACGGTGAAGCTGAAATCAGAGCCAGTGGAAAAGCCTGTGGGAATTGCGGAAAAAACTGACGGCGAGCAACCATTGCGCGACGACCGGACCATGAGCATGTTCGGCGAAGACGAACGAAGCGATGCTGAATTGCAGGCGCAGGATATCGCGCGTAACCGGGGCGAAGAACTTAAAGCAGTCCGGGCCGAGGCCGCTGAAAATGTAGCGGGCGTCGGCGGCGTGCCAGGCAGCAAAAGCACGCCATATGCAGAGCCTTACAAGGCGGCCAGGGTTCCGGTCGCCGATATTGCAGTTCACCCAGAAGACTTCCAGTACAAAGCGATCACCGATATGGAATCGGGGACGGGCGAAGCGCTGAAAGGCGTGAAGCAATGGGATGAAGACAAGGCCGGTGTCATTTCATTGTGGTATGACCCGGTGCGCAAAGAAAACGTAGTCATTAATGGGCATCATCGTTTGGCACTTGCCAAGCGTGTCGGGCAAAAAGACGTGCTGGTCAAATACATCCGTGCCGACAGCCCTGCGGAGGCTCGTATCATTGGGGCTCTCATTAACATTGCCGACGACAAAGGAACCGCGATGGACGCGGCGCGTATCATGCGCGAGGTCAAGATGGACCCCAAGCTATTTGACATGAATCGCTTGGACATCGAAGGCCGCGTGGCGAGCGATGGCTTGGGGCTTGCCAATTTGACCGATAGTATGTGGCGGCGCGTAGAGACTGGCGAGATCCCGCCGGACGCTGGCGCTGTGATCGGGAAGTACCTGGACGCAGGGAGGCAGGCCGACTTCTGGAACTTTTTACGCAAAGAGAATGAAACGGCGCGTGATATGATTCTCA